ATACTGCCAAATCCAAAAATCACCGCCCATAAAGCGGCGTTCCACAGGATCTTGTATAAATGTTTCTTCATAAAATGATAATATATCGGGGTCAACAACTGAATTTCCAGAGCCTAAAAAGTCACAATCATACTCTTGAGCAAACTCACGAGCTGACATATTTGTTCTTTCACGTTCTTCCCAAGCTAGGTCTCTATCAGGATGTAAATCCCATTTTAATTTAATTGCTTTAAAATCATTTTTATTAATCTCTGCCTCAGTATACGTTTTATGAAACCAATTACCAACACCATTTGGTGATGATAATGCTATAATACCTCCACCCGTTGCAATGGTTGGTTTAATACTCGTATAAATTTTATCAATGCCTTCAATAAATGCAGCCTCATCTATTAGCAACAATGATACGGCGTATGATCTACCTGCATCTGACGCCGCTGATGTAGCTATAATTTGAGAGTTATTAGCTAGTTTTAATGATAATTTATTATCAGATAATGGTTTTACATTACCACGTAGCCAACTTGGTAAATTATTATACATAAACTGTACTTTCTCTACCATTCCTTTAGCTGTTTCTTGCTTAGTGGCAATACACAATACAGTTTTATCTTTACTAAACAACATTGTCCATAAAGAATAACCTGCAGTTAAAGTAGATATACCTAGCTGTCTTGATTTATTTATAATAGTAAATCTCTCATTTCTAAAATCCGTCAATACATCTTCCTGAAATGGATATAGATGGAATAATATTCTTCCTTTAATCGGATGAGATATATAACAATATTTTCTAAAGAAATGTATAGGATCAGTAGCACATTTGATATATTCCGCCTTGATTATTTCCTTAATGTTCGTTTGACTCATGTATATAAATATATAAAAAAAGTCCAACCTTACGGGGTTGAACTTCAAACCATAATACTGAGACTATGGCGGGGTTGTTCCTAAGGTAGAACTTATTTTGCAATCATTAAATATACTAAACCACCAACTACTAAGCCAGCGCCTATTTTAGTAAATTTGTTTTTAGCTTTTAATTTAGCGTTTTGTAATTGCAATGCGTTGTATTGGAATTTCCAATCTTTGATTTGTGTATCTTGATTGAACATAATATTCTTATATGTACCTTCTTTTTTAACATAAACCGAAATAACACTATCTTTACCTGTTACTCTAGCTTCAGTTAATGCAATAACACTATCTTTAATAGTGATAATTTGTTTAGCACCATCTAATTCAACTAAATCCTTAGCTGCCGCTACCAATACTGGTTGTGCTATAGGTAATGGGTTAGTTACTGTGTCTTTAGGGTAACGAGTGTTGAATGAAGTAACTAATTGATGTTCTGTATAGCTATCGATTGCTGTTTTAGATGAATCAACAAATTTAGTAACTGTTTTTATATGATCTCTCATGTAAGCTACTTTAAAAGTTAACATATTATCAACTAAATTTAATGAATCAATTTTAGCGCTATCAACAGCTAATGTTAATTTCATTGAATCAACAGCTTGTACTAAGCTATCTTGTTTTTGTGTAAATTCTTTTGTTAAACCTATATCACCTATTTTATCAAAAATGATATAACCTATTGTTAAAACCGCTACAATTAATAAGATTGTTTTTTTCATATGTTTATTTTTTTATACCTGCGTAATATTGTGCTTTACCAATTGCCCATTCATCTAATGGTTCTTCTGTATCTGGCATTTCTATATCTTCTGGTTCTACACCACTTCTTTTTTGTAAGTATTTTGATCCTGCAACTAAATCAGCTAAACGCTTCTCTAATGTTACTTTTAAATCACGTAAACGTTGTACTTCAGTAGATGGTTCTGTTTCGAACTCACCACCGCTTTTAGAACGTCTTGTTTTTAATATATCGCTTTTTACTTTAGCAATACGATCTTCCAATGTTGATGCTTTTAAGAACGCTTCAAAATCTTCGTCTGATAATTGACCAGCCATAGGTGCTTTTTCAATTTCTCCTGCTTCTGGTTCAACCATATCTTCAGAGCCATCATCATTTGGTTCACCATCAAAATACATTGCTAATGGGTTTTCAGCACCACCAACAAACATATCTTCAGCATCGGTTGCTGCTGGAGCTTGTGCTTGTACACCTGATGCTTCTTCTTCACCACCTGCACCTAATTTTGTTAATACACCTGCATCCATTAAACCATTAACGATTGCGTTAGCGATTTGAGGGCGAGCAAAGTTAAATTGTGTTTGTAATGCTTTTTTATCAGCACCTGGATTTTCTCTAAAGTAATTAATAACATCAGCTAGTGATGTACCTGAAATAGTTTTAGTAAATGATGTTGTATCAACATTATCATTTGTTAGTCTATATCCTTTAGGGATACGAGCCATTTCATCAATATCATTTTCAGCTATATCTACAGATTTACCTGATTGTTTTGCTTGGTTAATTGCTTGGGTTACTATTTGGGGGGTTGTTTTTTCACTTTTAGCAATTTGTCCAATTTCATCTGATTGAGTACCAGGAGTAACTTTAGTTACTTCACTTAATACATCTGTTATAGCTTCGCGTATAATTTTGCGTAGTTCTTTACTTTTCATTTTGTCTGCGTTCGTGTTGTTCGTCATATAAATATTAAATATTTTGTAAAATTGTAGAAATGCGTTGCTCTGTTGTACCTTCAACCGTAATTAATTTTTTAGGTGCAAATCGCCCTAATGACATTTTAATTACAGTATCTATTTTATCTCTGTATGCTAAATCAGTAGTTCTAACACCATTATCCTCAACATTAACTCCAACAGGACTAACATAGATTACTAAATCATAGTAATCACGTAGTGTCATAGCAGCCTCAGTGAATGAATGTTTATCATAATCACTAATTGATTTAGCACCTAATGTAAAAGCACATACATCCCAAATTGTTCTATCAGTTAATACATTTTCACGTAATAACTCACTAGCACGTTCAGCTAAAAATACAAATTGACCAGCTAATGATGAATCAGTATTCAATGGAATACCTAAATCACGTAAGTATTTACTACGCTCAGTAGCAATATAATAATCTTTAAATTGTGGTAATTCAGCTAATGCTTTTACTAATGTAGTTTTACCTACACTCATTGTACCTACTAATCCTATTCTCATTTATTTCGTTCGTTTATTTTTTTCATTTGACGAGCATTACGTCTATCGTCCTTAGATTGCTTAGCTCTTTTATTCCAGAATTTTGGCTTATCAGCACCGTCCTTATATTTTATTTCAACACTAATAGGTCCATTTCTAAACTTATCAGTATCAAAACTCCATACCTCAGTACTGTCTTCATGTTCGTATGTGCGTTGAAACTTCATATGTTAAATATAAAATTATTACTTTGCCTATACTCTTGTACCTGTAGCTTTTGCTGCTGCTGTTTTGTAGAACGGAACGCCGTTAACGTCTTTCTTTCTTTCTTCCCAATCTAATTTAGAATATTTAAAACCAAATAACCAATATTCTGAAGCGCGTTTATTGCCTTGTGGCATATAAGCGGGTCCTTCCCAACAATGCATTTTACCCATCCACGAGTATATGACTGAGCCATCTTTTGTTTGTGTTCGTTTTGTTTCTGCCATTTTTATTTTATTAAGTTTTCTGCAATATAAATTCCGTGTGCACCTGATACTGTTATTCCCCTAGCGCTTAAAGCGTCACCTGCAAAGTGTACATTTGGGTATTCGTTTAATGATAAGTCTGTATAGTTTACTAATGGTTCAGGTGATAAGTACTTTACTTCAGGAATATACATTCCCCAATCATCACCAAATTCAAATATAGTATTCATATTATCAATAAAATTTAAAATATAATCCGCATATTCACCCAATGCATCTTTAAATTTATATAAAACATTTCCATCACCTACACCTGCTTTAACACGTTCACCTTCAGAAGTTAATGAAGGACCTCTATGACTATATGTAATTCCATCTTTATTTACATATGATGGAGAATAATACATTCCCATTCTACGTTCTTCACCTCCAATTTCAGTAAAGTTACATTTAGCTACAACATCTCTACTCCACTTAAATGGATCTTCAATACCTTTAATTTCCATTAAGATACCAAAGTTCGTCATTTGGTTTTCAAATTCTTTTCCTTTTTTAGCATGACCATTATAACTAAGGTCGCCATAGGTTTCCTCAACAGCCACATAAGCTGCATTATTATTAGTACAGAACGAGCGTATAGATACGTTATCATGTTTTTGATAAAGCTTAAAATCATAAGATACATCAATTAATTTCTGAAAATATTTTTGTGGTGCTTCAAATCGAACACCAATTTGTACTGCTTTAGCTTCAGTTGGTAATTTATATTTGTCTGATAGCGATTGAGCAAAATCAATACCTGATTTGCCTACTGCAAATATTAATTCATCATACTCAGTATATTTTACTTCTATAGCTTCTGGGTGATTCCAATATGAATGGATTGTGTTGTTTTCAAAATCAATTTGTTCTACAACTTCATTCCATTCAAACTTAACACCTTTATCTAACAAATAAGAATACCAATTTTTAGCAATCTCATGTAAATAATTTGAACCAATATGCCACACAAGCGACATACGTAAGTCGAAATATGGTTTAATAAAGTCAGGTTCTATTTTAGGATCAGAACATGAAATTTCATCTGGTTTAGGATGGAAACGAGTAAAATTAGCTACTACCTCTTCCATCAATGTCATAGCTTTTTCCTCACCACAATACTTAGCTAATTGTCCACCTTGTACTGTTGATACTACTAATTTACCATCTGACCAACCACCAGCACCTAACATACCAGTCATTACCTCTTCAGGTAAGCGGTTAATTGGGTCGTTGCCCTTGTCTATAATTGTGATTAGGCTACCATCATAGCCATTATCTACTAATTTGGTTGCAGCATTAATACCTGCAACGCCTGCTCCAATAATTACAATTTTTTTCATATCTATAAATTTAAGTTATTATTTTGACATTTCCAAATGTAAGGTGGCCCACCCTTTGAGGGTGCGCCACAGCTGCATTAATATTTTCGATGCGACAGGCTATGAATCTGTCTATAAATTAATTAAAGAAAGACTTGATGTTAGCTAACTCAATCATTCTTTTTATTTCGTTCATTTCTTGATCTTCACTATTACCTGCTACTAAGCTATTATAATCAGACATTGTTAATGTCTTTCCAGTTTCGCTTGCAGTTATTGCTTTTTCAGCTACGTTATGTAAATCCATATCGGTTTTAGCGTCTTCGCGAGCGTATTCTAATAAACGAATAAACAATGGTATATCTAATGTTACTTTGTCTGAGGGGTTAAATTGTTCCATATTATTTTAATTTTCGTATTCTTCGTCTAATTCTTTATCTTTACTATAAGCAGGTTCAAAATACATTACAAATCTTACTTTTAATTTATTCCCTACAAAAAAACTAGTTGTTCTTTTAGTTGGACCTTGTACTAAAGCTGTTTTTATCATGCTAGTAAAATCAAGACCAGATTGTTCTAGTTTTGTTTTAATTTCTTTTTCTAATTTATCTTCAAAGTCTTTAGAAGTTTCATCTAAATCTTGACCAAATGATATTTTTCTTAATAATTCACCTGCTACTATTCTTACTTCAGCATCATCACCAGCAACATTATTTACAAAAGCATAATATACATCTGGTGAGTAATATGTTGTTTGTAGTTTGGTATTTATATTTTTACCTGCGTCTGATTTAGATTCAACAGTAGCATTTCCTATTCTTACATCTTTACCTCGGCCCCCAGAAATTAATTCAGAATCTTTTACACCTTGTTTTATAGCATAATTTTTTAAAAATACTTCTACTTCTTTACCTCTATTATCTTTTTTTTCATCTTCAGGAACGTATGATTTCCAATTAGGTACTTTATTAATATCATTAGGAAATACTCTTTTTAAATCTTGCATTCCTGGTTTATTGCTATAATGATCTAAAGTATATTGTGCTAATAAATCAAAAGTTTTTGTTTTAGTAAGATTTTCAGTATTACCTAAAACTTTAAAAATATCTGTTAAATCTTCTTGAATATCTTCTTTTAAAAGATCAATACCATTTTCATCTAGTATTTCTTCTAATATAGATAATTTAACAGGATTATTTAAATCAACAATCCCATCGTGGCAACGAAATGACCACTCTTCTAATATTTTGTCTATAACATTCATTATACTGCTGGGGTTTCTTCAGCTGGTGCTTCAGGAGCTGGTGTTTCTTCAGCTGCTGATAGATCAGCTGCTAATTCAGCACCTTTAGCTGTTTCTTCAGGTGATACTGAAGGTGTTGATTCTCCTCCGCCTGTTGAGGCAGGTGCTGCTGATGGTGCAGGTTCATCTCCTTCTTTAATTGATGGAGATAAATCTAACAAATCAGCAATCGCTTGAGATGCTCTTTCAGCCTCACCTATGTTTAATAAATAATATTTTTTACCTGCGACTTTAGCAGAGTAAGTATCTTTCTTAAGATATGTAATATTAAAATCATATCCGTTTATTAATGTAACTTTAAATGTTGTTGGTTTAGGAGCTACCAAATCAACAGCTATAACAAAACGTCCAAATGATGGAGACATTAATTCCTCAATTGATTTTCTTAAACCAGGAAAGCGATATATTAGATACATCGCCTTTTCAGCTTTCTTTTGTCTAGCCTCTTGTTCTTGTATAGCCTTTTTAATTGCTACACGAACATATTTTTCTAATAATAATTTTTTATCCATTATCCTATTTGGTTTACCGAAGTTATTCTGCGGTCGTTTGGAGCGTATATATTATGGATATCCATTGCTACATCTTCAGCCTCTTCACTTTGCAATGAATTAACTAATTTTTTTAATATAGCGTTTTTTCTTTCAGCTTTTTGTTCTGTATTTCTAGCATCACTCATTTCCCAATACCATGGAAAATTGTAATAATTTCTAGCTATACCTTCTAATGCTTCTTTATCTTCTACTGGAGCCATTGTTATTAATTTAACAATTTCTCTTACTTTTTTTACTTTTTCAGGATCAGATTTTTTTTTTGGATCACTCGCTTCACTTAATTCATGAAAACCTTGAGCCGCTTGGTCAATATAGTTTTCAGCGTTAGTAATATGGTCTTGAATCCAACCTGGAATATTACGTTCCATGTTACCTAATCTTTTATGTAGTTCAATTGCTGATTTAACTATTGATTTAAGAGATGATTGTGCCATAGACACTTCATGATCTTCATTTAAGTTAGAAGCAACTGCTTTACGACGATTAGCTAAGTATTTATCTGTCTTGTCTACTTTACCATCGTTATTGATATCGTCATCTTCTTTACCTACGGGATCTAGTCCTTCAGCTTTTGAAGCAGCAATAGCATAGAGAGCAGGGTCGTCTTTTTTAAACTTTCCTGTTTTCTTTAATGCTTTAACTATTTTTTCTTCCTTAGCAGACAGATCGCGTTCAGATAACAAATCGGATAATTTAATCATTGCGATTATTTTTTATCTTCAGCTTTTTTAGGAGCTTCTTTTGGTTCTTTTGGTTCTTCTTTCTTGTCAGCTTTAGGAGCATCTTTTTTGTCAGCTTTCTTCTCTTTAGGCTCTTTTTTAGCCTTTTCGATTAGACCCATCATTTCTTTAATCTTTTCAGTCTCAGTAACTAATTTACCTTCAACTTCGCTAATTTGGTTATTTAGCATTTCAGATAATTTAGCATGAGCATCTTTAAGTTTAGTATATTCAGTAACGAATTTTTGCATATGTGCATATTCCGCTACGAATTGTTGGTCACCGCCTTCAGCGATTTGTAATTGGCCTAAAGATTCTTTCATTTTCTTTAAACCTTCCATTTCTTTCTTAAGGTGTACTAATTTTCCACCGCTTTTTGGTAATCCGCCTTCTTTAGCTTCAGCTATTACTTGGCGAATTATATCGCGTACTTCTGTAATGTTCATTTTTGTTGTGTTTATTATATATATAAATATGTTAAATTGTTGTAGACTATTAATTTAGTTTAACAGTTACTGTACATTCGTATTTGCCATCTTTTAATTGGTACATTTTAGAATCTGTAACTGAGGCGCTTATTTCGCCTTCTGGTTTACCTATTTTAATAGCTAATGCTGCTCTAGCTTTAACCGTGGCTTGGTTTCTTGCTGTATTCTCATTAGGGTGAGTATAAGTAGCCGTTGCTGTTTTAGCTGTATCTTGTTGTGTTGTTGGTGATTTATCTTGTGCTTTAGCTACATTTGGAGAACCTGCTAATCCTGCAGCCAACGCTGCTGTTCCTATAATTTTTTTCATACTAATTTCATCTAAATCTTCTAATCCAGTATCGTCTTTAGTTAAATCCTTAGCTATGTCCTTCATTGTATCAGCAGCCCATTTCTTTTGTAATGGTTTTAATTCATCATTAATTGCATTTTCAATGAATGGGAAAAATTCATCGTCTGGTGATTTGTATAGTTCAGCAAAAAATAATTCACGAACGCGAGGATCGTCAATGTGGCTGTCATTATATATTTTACTTATAGCATCATATATAAATTTACCATATTGTAAATCACGTGGTTCATTTGATAATTTATCTACAGCACCTACAATAGCTTGATTTTTTTCTTTATCTGAACCAAACCCTTCAGTACCAACGATTTCGTACAATCCTTTTACAATTTCATGTACAAGCATTGGAAAACATATAGCTTTAGCTTTAATAACGAATTGTTGATTTTCTTCATCATATTCCATTTCGCTTTCACCACCTTGCATTTTAGCACCTTGAGCTAACGCAGCTAACATCATTGCAATAGCATTTTCATCATCATAAATACCAAATGCTAATTTTAATATTTCATTATATTTTTGTACTAATTCAGGATTAATATCGTCTATATATTCTTTAAATAGCATAAACCCAAATGCACCTCTAATAGAAGCACCTTGAGTAATACCATTAATAATACGGCGTTTAGCCTTCATTTTTTCAGGATCATCTTCACCAAAATCAGGTAAAGCAGGATCGTCTTGAGGAGGTGGATTAGGAATATCTAAATCATTTAAACCAACTATTTTAGCATCAATTTTAATGTTTGCATAGTCAACAATTGGATAAGCATCAGTTACCATTTGTGCTGCTACCATCTCTAATTCATCACGATATCCATCTTCAGCAGCAACTATTTCATTTAATACAGTTTGAGATTGTGATAATACTGTTCTTAAATCTTTGCTACCAAGCATTTGACGTAAAGATTCACCCGACTTGTTTTTTAATAAAGCAAGTGTTTTAGGTGAAAATATCTTTTCGTATTCTACTTCTGTAATATTAGCCATTATTTTTTAGCTTTAAATCTTGCTATAATTTTGTTTAACATTTCATCTTCGTTCATTGCCTTTGGGTTAGGCTTAACATCAGGATTTCCTAATGGACGACGAGGTTTTGGTTTTTCACCTGGTTTACCTGGTGCTACTGTTGGTTTAGTTTCTGGTTTTGCAGGAGCAGTTTCTGCTTCAGCTAAAGCCTCTCTAACCATTTTGCGTAATAATTCTTTAATATTTGACATTATTATTTATTTAAGTGTTGTTTTAATATATTTTTAACTTCTTCTTTATGTTCAGGATAATTGTCCATAAATTCACGAACAAGATAATTATAATGTTCTGCCAATCCACGTTGTTGTAATGCTTGTA